TGCCAATTACAATCTGCAAAAGGAGAGTTGAAAGTAGACCATCAAATTATGGTGGAATCTAACTTCCAAACTAAATTGGTAGATTTGTTAAAAGCAAATGATGACAAGAGAAATATGTTTATGAATATCAGACAAGCAGTTGCTGATAATAGATTAAACGATTATTCAGAAATGTATTCTATGTTATACGATAAGGTAGATGAATACGCAGCAGGTAATACGGCAAATGTAATTTTAACTATTGCAGAAGGTATATCCAAAGATGCATTAGTAGTAGATAAGGAAATCGTATTTATGAGTACAATTATTCAAATTTTAAACATTATAAAGTAATGGAACAAGGATTACCAATGGGCATCAATATAAGTGATGCAAGAGATATGGATTGTGAATGTGGCAACAAAGTATTTATGCCAGGATTTAGATTCAAAAAATTATCAAGATTAGTAACAGGCCAAGCACAAGATTCAATCATTCCAATTGAGATGTATCTTTGTACTCAATGTGGTAAAGCATTGCAAGAGTTATTACCTTTGGAATTAAGAGATAAACCATCATCAATAGTAGAATAATGGCAGGGAAAAAGTTATTTGACCACATTGCTGCAATTACAACGGAACAAGACCCAAACTACTTTGATAAATTATCAGAGGAAGATATTAAGACATGGAGTAACTTTATGATTAATAGATTTCTTTCGATGAAACCTGAGTGGGTAGAACTCATTGCAACTTTATTACCTTTGACACAAACATTAGAACCAAAGGAAATGTATAAGTTATATATCAGTCTTATTCCTAAAGGAAAGTATTACCTAAAATATATTAAAGGAAAAGCAGGAGAAAAATATGAAGAATGGCTTGTTAATCTCATAAAAAATGATTATATTTGTTCTGAGCATCAAGCTATTGATTACATAGAAATTCTATATTCTTCGAGAGAAGGTAGAGAAAACATTAAGTTCATCTGTGAAAAATATGGTATTGATTCAAAACAAATTACCAAACTTAAACTTAAAATATAGTGGGAAGAGTTTCTTTTAGTCAATACTCAATGTGGAGCGGATGCCCATATCAGTATAAGTTGAATTATATTGATGGTCTATCCATCTCTACATCAAATATCCATTTAGTATTTGGTACTGCAATGCACGAAACACTCCAAACTTATTTGGATAAATGTTTGCGTATTTCTAAATCCCAAGCAGATAAACTAATGGATACAAAAGCATTCTTGAAAGAGAAGATGCGTGAGTTGTATCTAAAAGAATCATTAGATGGTACAAATCCAATTTGTACAAAAGAGGAACTAGTAGAGTTTTTAGAAGATGGGAATCTTATCTTAGATTATTTCCAAAAACCTAAAAACTTTAATAGTTTCTTTTCATTAACAAACGATGAGTTGGTTGCAATCGAACAACCTATCAATACTAAAATTGCAGAAAATGTGAGTTTTTTAGGATTTTTAGATATGGTTGTTAGAAATAGAGTTTCAGGCCGTTACCGTATTATAGATTTTAAAACATCTACAATGGGATGGAACAAATACCAAAAAGCAGATGAGATTAAAAACGCACAGATTCTTCTTTATAAGAAATTCTATGCAGAGTTATTGAATATATCCCAAGATATGATTGATGCTGAATTCATCATATTAAAACGTAAAGTATCAGAATCTACAGAATATACAATACCTCGTATTTCAAAACATATACCTGCAAGTGGTAAACCATCTGTAAACAAAGCATGGACTTCTTTTAGAGAATTTGTAGACAGTGTATTTGATGAAAACGGTGAATACAGACAAGTAGAGTTTGTAAAGAATCCTGGTAAAAATAAAAAGAATTGTAAATGGTGTGAGTTCTCCCAAAGGGGAATATGTGATGGAAAAATCTAAATTCCAATACATATAATTATAAATAAAAGTTATGGCAAAAAAGAAAATATTATTACTATCGGATGACCTCCGAATGGCTAGTGGAATAGCCAATGTTTCCAAACAATTAGTTATGGGAACAGTTGATAAGTACGATTGGGTACAATTAGGAGCAGCAATCAAACATCCAGAAGCAGGTAAAGTTTTAGATTTAAATGAAGATGTCCGTACCAGAACAGGTATAGTAGATGCTTCCGTTAAAATTTATCCATCCGATGGATATGGTAATCCTGATATTATCCGTCAATTGTTGATGATTGAAAAACCAGATGCAATCTTACACTTTACAGACCCGAGATATTGGATTTGGTTGTATGAGATTGAGCATGAAATTCGTCAATCAGTACCACTTTTCTTTTACCATATTTGGGATGATTTACCAGACCCAAAATACAATAGAGATTATTACGAAAGTTGTGATTGGATTGGATGTATTTCAAAACAAACTTATGGTATTACTCGTAGAGTTTGGGGTTGGGATAAGGAGAAACATTGGGTTAAACCTGCAGATTGGCAAGTAAGTTATGTACCACATGGTATTAATTCCGAATTGTATAAACCAGTTGAAGTACCAGCTGAATTTAAAAAAGAAATCTTTGGTGATAAAGAATATGATTTTGTTTTATATTGGAATAATAGAAACATTCGTAGAAAACAACCAATTGATGTTATTTTAGCATTTGATAAGTTCGTTGAAGCACTTGCACCGGAACATAGAGATAAAGTATGTTTATTGATGCACACACAACCTGTGGAAGAGCATGGAACAGATTTACCGAGAACTATAGCAGAGTGTTGTTCACCTGAAACAAATGTAGTATTTGCACCAAACAGATATACGGAAGAGCAACTAAACTATCTTTATAATTTAGGAGATGTAACAATCAATGTGGCATCCAATGAAGGGTTTGGATTAGCAACCGCAGAATCTGTGATGGCAGGAACACCAATCATTGTAACAGTTACAGGTGGATTACAAGACCAATGTGGATTCAGAGATAAAGCAAGTGGTAAGTTATTAACTGCTGAAGATTATGTAGAAATTGGTTCATTACACGATAGACATAAAAAAGCAGGTGTAGTTTGGGGAGATTGGGTTAAACCAATTTGGCCAGTTCGTTCAACAACAGGTTCAGTTCCTACACCATACATCTTTGATGATAGAGTTGATTTTGAAGATATTTCACCTTTGATTATGGATTGGTATAGAATGCCAAAAGAAGATAGAGATGCAGCAGCATTGAAAGGTAGAAAGTGGATGTTGGGAGATGGGTTGTTGAGTAGAGAAGCAATGTGTAAAACATTGGTTGATGGAATGGAGGGAGCATTTGAAAATTGGACACCAAAGAAAAAATTTAAGTTAATAGAGTTATAATATGAAACCAACATTAGTATTTCAGGCACCAGTAGCAACAAGGAGTGGATATGGTGACCACGCGAGAGATTTATTACATTCTCTATATAAATTAGATAAATTTGATATTAAAATTATTAGCACTCGTTGGGGACAAACCCCAATGGATGTGCTTAATTATGATAATGAATTTCACAAATGGGTAGTTGATAATATAATTCCAGGTGTGCAAGAAAAACCTGACATTTATATTCAAATTACAGTTCCAAATGAATTTCAACCCGTTGGTGCTTATAACATTGGAATTACGGCAGCAATCGAAACAACACATTGTGCATTGGATTGGATACATGGTTGTAATAGAATGGATTTAATTATAGTACCATCCGAACATTCTAAAAAGAGTTTAGTTGATACAGTTTATAATGAAGCAGATAAGCAAACAAATCAATTAATTGCACAACATAAAATTCAAAAACCAGTAGAAGTTCTTTTTGAAGGATTTAACGAAAATTTTGGTACTAACGATTTTCAATATGTGTCAGAATTGGATGAAATCAAAGAAGATTTCGCATTCCTATTCGTAGGACATTGGTTGAGAGGTGATTTGGGTGAAGATAGAAAGAATGTAGGAATGATGATTAAAACATTCGCAATGGCATTCAAAAATGAAAAGAAAAAACCCGCATTAGTTCTTAAAACTTCATCAGCAGGATTTAGTATTTTAGATAGAGAAGCGACTATTAAAAAGATTAGAGAAGTGTTAGGTAAAGATTATGGACAAGTTCCCATTTATTTACTACATGGTGATTTAACTGAAGCCGAAATGAATGGGTTATATGAACATCCAAAAGTAAAAGCAATGTTAAACTTTACAAAAGGTGAGGGATTTGGTAGACCTTTGTTAGAATTTAGTTTAACTGGCAAACCTATAATAGTAAGTGGATGGAGTGGGCATTTAGATTTCTTAAAGAGTGGAGCAGTGTTATTGGAAGGTGAATTAAAAGAAGTACATGAATCAGCAGCAGACCAATTCTTATTAAAAGAAGCAAAGTGGTTTAATGTAAATATTTCAAAAGCATTATCAATAATTAAAGATGTTTATAAAAACTACAATAAATACAAAATTGAATCATCTAAGTTAGGAAAACAAAATAAACAGAATTTTAGTTTAGGAAAAATGACAGAATTGTTTGATGGTATTTTGGGAAATTATGGTATTTATACTAAAGTACAACCTAAGTTTCAACAGTTACAATTACCTAAATTAAAGATGTTAAAGAAAGGTGAGTAATTTCAATCCACTATATAGAAGATTCATTGATGATTCAAATAAAGTTACTCCTAATCAAATGGTTAGGGGTAACTTTTATATTATTAAAGAATATGAATATGTAGATGGACATAA